AAGATGAGTGAATGGGTAGCTCAACATATACCCTGCGAAGATTGTGGCAGTAGTGACGGACGTAGTATTAATTCTGAGAATTGGTCTACGTGTTTCGTCTGCCATACCCGTAAGAAAGTAGATGGCACTGATGTGCCTACAGTAAAGGAGAGAATCGTGACAGCGACTCCGCTACCAGAGCACGTCATTGACCTGCTTACACACAAGCAATATAGAACATTAACCGACAGACGTATTAGTCGTGAGACATGCGAGAAGTACAAGTGTTTCCTAGATGGTGAGAACATTATCTTTGGGTACACCACTAAGGATGGATTGATTACCGCAACCAAGACACGCTCACCTGATAAGAATTTTACTATCCAAGGTGACTGGAAAGCGGCTGGCCTATACGGACAGAATCTGTTCAGTGCTGGTGGCAAGTATGTCACTATCGTTGAAGGCGAGCTGGATGCACTAGCTGCTTATCAGATGCTTGGTTCTAAGTGGCCTGTCGTGTCTATCCGCAACGGTGCATCAGGTGCACTGAAGGATTGTAAGGCACAGTATGAATGGCTCAGTAGCTTTGAGAACATCGTCATCTGTTTCGATGCTGATGAAGCTGGCATCAAAGCAAGCAACCAAGTAAGTGAATTGTTTGGTAGCAAGGCTAAGGTATTCAAGCACACTCAAGGTAACAAGGATGCTTGTGATTACAACGGCAAGGGACTTGGCAAAGAGTTCAGCGATGCATGGTGGAATGCAGATCAGTACGTACCTGACGGCATCATAAACGGTGCTTCACTGTACGATGAAGTGATGAAGCCTATCCAACCATGTGACTGTGACTACCCTTGGTCTGGGTTAAATAAATTAACCTACGGTATCCGTAAAGGTGAGCTGGTTACTATCACTGCTGGCTCTGGCCTAGGTAAATCACAAGTGCTACGTGAAATGATATGGCACATCTTCAACAAGACTGAAGAAGGTATTGGTGCTTTGTTCCTTGAGGAAGGTACGAAGAAGACTGGTCTATCAATCATGTCACTAGCTGCAAACAAACCGCTTCACCTACCTGACTGTGAAGCTACACAACAGGAGAAGGATGATGCTTTTAATGCTACGTTGGGCACTGGTCGTTTGTATCTGTTCGATCACTTTGGTTCTACCTCTGTCGATAATATTATCAACCGAGTTAGGTATCTGGCTAAAGGGCTTGGCTGTGGTTATATTTTCCTCGACCACATTAGTATTGTTGTTAGTGCTCAGGCTAGCGGAGATGAGCGTAAGGCAATAGATGAAATCATGACTCGACTACGTATGCTAGTGCAAGAGACGGGCGTTGCGTTGATTGTTGTATCACACTTGAAGAGGCCAGATGGTAAAGGACATGAAGAGGGAGCTGCTACTAGCCTTGCTCAGTTGCGCGGCAGTGGTTCTATTGCACAGCTTAGTGACATGGTGCTGGGACTTGAACGTAACGGACAAGCCGAAGATCCAGAGGAACGTAACACAACATATGTACGTGTTCTAAAGAACCGCTTCTGCGGTATCACAGGTCCTGCAGGTAGGTTGTTATTCAACCATGTAACTGGTAGGATGTTTGAACGTAATGATGAGGATGAACTATGAGTGACGTAAACAAACACAAGTGGTGGGCTTGGCATAAAGAGAACCCACAAGTATGGAAACTATTTGAGAAGTTCACATACGACACTATCAATGCAGGCTTTAAGAATTACAGTGCGATGGCTATCATCCAACGTATTCGCTGGCATGCTGAAGTAGAAACCAAAGGTGATGTATTCAAGATTAATAATAATCACGTGCCATACTACGCACGATACTTTCACCACATGCACCCAGAGCATGATGGATACTTTAGAATCAGGGAGCAGGGATGATTTACTTAGACTGCGAAACTAACTTAGCACACGACACAATCTGGTGTGTTGTTACTAAGAAGGATGGACACATGACAGTATGGACTGGACCAGAAGGATTACAGCAGTACCTTAAAGGCCATGACGTATGTGCTCACAACCTAATTGGTTTCGATGCTCCTGTTCTACGCAAGGTATGGGACGTAACAATCCCAGTGAACAAAGCAGTTGATACACTTGTCATGTCACGTCTACTTAATCCACAGATGGATGGTGGACATTCTCTCAAGGCTTGGGGCAAACGCTTAGGCTTTGACAAGATGGACTTTGATGTCGAAGACTTTGACGGTGGCTTAACTGAAGAGATGCTTACCTACTGTAAGCGTGATGTTGATGTACTTGAGATGCTACACAAGCACCTTGATGTTACATTTGCAGCATGGCCTGATGATGGTAAGCAATCACTTGAACTTGAGCATAAGGTAGCTATGTACATGGCACAGCAGGAACGTAATGGTTTCATGCTGGATCAGAGACTAACTACTGAACTGCTAGCTGAGATGCGTAACCGTATGATGGACATAACAATCAATCTACAAGAGGTATTCCCTCCTCTTATTCATGAGCGATACAGCGAGAAGACTGGTAAGCGATTGAAGGATAAGGTTGAAGAGTTCAACGTTGGTAGTCGCAAGCAGATTGCATCACGTCTCCAGTCGCTTGGTGTTAAGTTCACTAAGACAACTGAGAAGGGATCAATCATTGTAGATGAGACGACACTCAAGTCTATCAACCGTCCTGAAGCACAGCTCATTGCTGAGTATCTGATGCTACAAAAACGTGTTGGTATGCTAGACAGTTGGATGGAACACTGCAAGGATGACGGCAGAGTACATGGACGTGTAATCAGTAACGGTGCTGTAACTGGGCGAATGACCCATCAGTCACCTAACATGGGGCAGATTACTTCTGTTAAGTCAGAGTATGGCAAGGAATCACGTCAGTGTTGGACTGTACCTAAAGGCTACAAGTTAGTAGGTACTGACCTATCTGGTATTGAACTACGTTGCCTTGCTCACTACATGCAAGATGAGGCATACACACATGAACTACTTGAAGGTGATATACATACGGCTAACCAGTTGGCTGCTGGTCTTGAGACTAGAGATCAAGCTAAGACTTTTATCTATGCGCTCCTCTACGGTGCAGGAGCAGCAAAGATTGGGTCAATCGTGGGTGGATCTTCACACCAAGGACAGAAACTTATAGACAAGTTCATGGGCAACATGCCTGCACTAGACAAGCTGCTTAAGAAAGTTAAGCGCATGGCTGGTCAAGGTTATGTACCTGCACTAGATGGTAGACGCATCATCATACGCAGTGAGCATGCAGCACTGAATAGTCTGTTGCAATCTGCTGGTGCTATCATCGCTAAGCAGTGGTGTGTAGAGGCGCACAAGCTGCTACGTAAAGAGAAGATTGAATACAAGCAAGTAGCTTTTGTTCATGATGAGATTCAGCTAGAGGTACGTGAGGATCAAGCAAAGCAGGCTTCTGTCTGTATGATTGCTGCCGCACAGCTAGCTGGTATTACCCTTGGCTTCCGTATACCAGTGGATGCTGAGAGTAAGGTTGGAAATAACTGGTATGAAACCCATTAAAAATAATGCTTGACAATCTACATAATTGCATAGTATTATTTAGACGTACCTAAATTCAGGAGAATACAAATGGCTCTAACTAAATTCGTAGACGTTACACTATACTGGCCTTTCCTTTACGAAAAGAATGGTCTATCTGGTAAATACCAAGTAGACATCGCTAACCTATCTGATGCTCAGGTTGAAGCACTTGAAGACATGGGTGTTAGCGTTCGTAACAAAGGCGATGATCGTGATAACTTCTTGACTGCCAAGTCTGCATCATATGAAATCAAACCATACGATAAGAATGGCAACGAACTTAAAGGCATTACTATTGGTAATGGCTCTAAGGCAACCATCCTTTTTGATACCTTTAGCTGGAAGAACCCAGCAGGTAAGAAGGGTGTGTCAATGTCCATTAAGAAACTTATTGTTACTGATGTCGTTGAGTACAGCAAAGACGCTGAAGCTGAAGACGAAGTTACAGAAGTATTGTAATGGATAAGGTAGCACTCATAGATGGTGACATGCTGTGCTATCGTATTGGCTTTGCTTGTGACAAGGAAGTCGTAAGCATCGCTACCAAGACGATGGATAAGTTTCTGCATGACCTTATCAGTACAATGAATGTCGTTAACTGGGAACTCTTTCTTACTGGAAAGAACAACTTCCGTAACGATGTTGCAATT